CCTTGCGTGGCTCGATTTACTATGGTAGATACAATAGGGTTAAGTATGTTCCCAAACATATTCTGCATCGAGGAAGGGGGAGCAGATAGTTGAGTATCTGGAAATAACGGTTGCTGTTTTTGAAGCATCGCCTGTAGAAGTGGCGTAGGTTCACTCTTTTTTACTACTATTGGCGAAACAGTGGGCTCGGGTATTAGCTGAACATTTTGCCGCACATCACTAACAACTTTACCAGCTGCCTGGACTCCCGCAGCTATCTTGTCTTTATTTTTTAAAGCCAATAAGGCTAGATCACCTAAAGTCGCCATAGATTATTAAAATTTATCAATCATAAGTTCTCTTGCCCTTTTTGTCCTTAGATTCTTTTTCTACTTTTAATGCCTCTAATTTTTGTATACGTTTTTCAGGTGTTAAATACATAAACTCTTTTGCTATCTCAGATTTAGGCTCATATATCTTCCCATCATTAGTAATGGCAAAATACTGGTCTTGATAGCTTATGCCTTCATTTGCAGCCTGTTTAGATGGGAGTTTTGCAATTTCATCTTTGAATTTTTGGTATAGTTCCGGCGGAGCATAGCCCGTGATTGAACGAGTAGTAACAATATCCATCATTGCATTATAGGCCGCAGATTTATCTACCGACTGTTCGGTATCCTTTTTAGCCAAAAGATCATTTGGATTTATCCCAGCCAATACATCCCTTTGAGCCTGTGCATGAGCCTCTTTATAACTGACCCCCTTATTCATATATTGCTTTGTTAATTCATCTACATCGCTACCCAGTCCTTTTTCCGCGGCAGCTTTACCGACAAAACGAATATCTGTATGCGCTCCACTAGCTGCTCCCATCTTGCTCTTATTAGTTTCATTTTGAATAAACACTTCACCCTCCGCAATAGTTTGTCCTACTTGCATTTTACCCATCTGTTCTACATTTACATGGCCATATTGAAGTACATTACCCGCACCATCGGCTACCCAAACATAACCACCATAAGTCTTCGGTGCCACCCCTGTTTTAACTACAGTACCAGAAGCTAAAGCCTTAACATTACCTCCATTAAATACCACATCTATACCATTGTGTGATTTTTCTCCCGATATAGCTGCATTGTTTTGACCCATAACAGACGTAATTTTTCCCAAAACTTCACCATTGGCCCCCAACAATTCCTTATTTTTAATTGAGTATCCAGAAACCACCGTCAATGGATCTACTCTCCCAGCTCCATTAGAAGCCCCCCCGCTTATAGCACGAGTTTCCATTTTTGTAATATCAAAATTCCCTCTCAAACCTTGTGTAACACTATTCAAATTAGTTACTTTCCCCGTATCTTTATCGAAGACCAAAAATCCACCATTTATGGAGTCCTGTACAAGTTGGAAATCTTTACCGGTTGATTTAAGTACATTATAAGCCTGTTGTTGTTCCGGTGTAAGTTTAGAATAATACTCAAATTCCTTGGCATTTTCAGGCATCCCAACAAACTTTAATTCTTCTTGTAATTTATTGATATTTGCTGTTATTTGATCAACAGATGCGCGATCTTTAGTATTAGTAAGTTGTGATTTTAATACTGCCAACTCCTTCATAGCTGATATTTGCCCAAAACTTAAATTGTTCTGTGTAGCCATTGACATAAGAGTTTTAGTGTCAAGTTTTGACGCAAACTCGCCCATCCCATCAAGACTCTTTTGAAGTGTATCTAGTTGTAAAGCTTTCTGTTTTTGTTCCTCAGTACCATAATTTAATTGTTGACTTTTCCTTAAACCTTTAAGAATAGATAAAGTCATTGCAGAATTTTGTGGCGATAGTTGTTGAGCTATAGTTGCTAGCTCCTCATCACTTGACCCAACCAATCCACCAGCCGCAATCATCCCTTTTACCTCTGCCATCTGCTTATTAGCCGTATCTAAAAGATTTTGTTGCGTAACAGCAATATTATGAGCAATACTTTCTGCCGCCTTGGTCATACCTGCATCTTGTGCTGCTTGTAGTTGACGTTTCTGCTCCACTAGTTGTGCCTCTAAATTAGACTGGTTTGCTGTGTATCTTTGTATTGTTTCAGCAGCTAAACTCATATTCCCAGTTGATTGTGCACCTTCTCTGCTTACAGCTCCAAATGCAGAAGCAGCCGCACTTGTGGCACCTGCTGTTTGTTCTCTTGATTGTTTTATTGAAAAATCCTGCTGTGCAGTTAAATAATCCATTTCAGCTTTATTTGCCTTGGCCAACTGCGCCATAGCCTCTGTATCTGTCATGGCTATATCAGATGTCCAATTTACGCCTAGTTCAGGGTGTGCCTTAAAATAGTTTTGTATTAACTTAGTTTTTTGTTCAGGCGTAAAATTGCCTTTAGTAAATGCAGGATCCAGCGAAAGATCAGTCGGTACATAATCAAGGTTGTTCTCAAGTCCACCAGTTGCATTGGTTTTCTGCCAAGGATCTTGAGTAACCGCCGGAGTTGTAATAGGTGCTGGTGCTGGCTGTCCTGTATTTTTTGCATTAGTTTGGTCAATAGAAGCTTTTGAGGCTTGATCAACCGCCTTAGCCTCTGCATGAGGTGTAACTACATCAGGTACTTTAGTCTTTGTATTCAAATTTAAAAATCCTGCCATATCTGCCGCTTTAGTAGCTGCGGCATTATCCACCAGCGTACGTTGGTTTAACCAAGGTGTATTAACATTTGGGTTAGTAGGATTTTGCGGAATCGGAGTATAAGGAATCGGAGCCGCTTTAGCACCCGCAAGTTGCGCTTTCTGCGAGTCTATAATTTTTTGCTGTACATCTGAATATGGTTTACCCGTTGCTGGATTGATCGTTGCCATAATTATTTTGTTTGTGAAATTTTATAGTTTGCCTGTGTAACTCTTAGAAATATGTAATGACTTTTACTTCTCCTCTTCCCCCTGTTCCACCAGCGCCAGAAGATGTCCCGCCACCTGTGTTACTGCCACTTCCGCCACCGCCGCCACCACCACCAGGGACTCCACCTGCGCCACCAGCTCCACCTACTGTACTACCATTTCCACCGCCGCCACCGCCGCCACTCCCACCATAACGCTTTTTCAATGTTGTATTTGAGGCGCCCGCACTACCAGCTACACCATTTCCACCTGCGCCACCACCTTCTATAGTATAAGAATCTGTAGTCCCCCCATTACCCCCTGTACTATTTCCCACACCATTGGAATTCCCACCGCCGCCACCACCGCCAGCTGCATATATGGAACTTCCACCACCGCTTGCGCTCCGCCCTCCTGTTCCTCCTCCAAATTCTGCATTATTAACTGTCGAAGTAGATCCAGATGGCCCTTGTCCACTAATAGCGTTTGTTCCAGCAGCTAAACTGGGCTCACCTCCAGTTGCTCCGGCGGCACTACCTAAACTTCCACCGCCACCACCACCTGCCACACCACTTCCTCCCATAACACCAGCTGCCCCACCGCCACCACCGCCAGCTGTCAACCACGTCCCAAACGACGAACTCGCTCCATTGTTTCCCCCCGAACCGGAACCTATTATCCCTGTCCCTGCGCCACCACTGCCCCCTGCTGGAACGGTCACTGTTTCGGTAGCGCCAAGAATACTCGCAGGAAATGTGCCAATTACCACAGCGCCACCACCGCCACCACCGCCACCTTTTTCATTGTTTATATTGCCAAAAGCTCCGCCGCCGCCGCCACCACCAGACCCTACTAAGACAACTTCAACCGATTTTGCCCCAGTAGGTTTTGTCCATGTCCCATCAGTAGTAAATATTTGAACATCTGTTAGATACTGTACCGCTACTTGACTTTGCATCTGGAATACAGGGCCAGTTGAATTATAAGTTAATTCGACTATTTGATTAGCCTTTATATCACCACTAGCAATACCTTGATCATTTAATTTTTTAATCGCCACTGCCCCCAAGCCATTTAGGTTTATCGTTGATGCTCCTGTTGGGGCTACATTGAATTTGAGCCGCACCGTCATACCATTTATATAACTAGCAATAGCAGGTGTTAATGTCGCAGTAAAAGTTGTAGTGCCTCCTGCCGTAACCGCATATAGTTGACTTCCTTTTTGTATACCCGCCTGTATAACGCCTGGCGTAGAAGCCAGCAACGCCCCTGTTTCACCTGTTGATGTTCCAGCGTCATGTTGAGCCTGCGTAGCTATTTCAACTTTACCCGATACTGTAGTAGAAGCGTTAGATGTTACCCCACTGGCCCTTGCTGCCCATGCACCACCCTGATAATCAAAAAAGTTACCAATATCAGTTAAATAACACATATCACCGTTCTGCGGAGCCGCAATCGCTGCATCCCTAGCAGCTGCATTCGCAAATACCGGCACAGCCTGTACAGCCGCCCCCATAAATAGAGGTCTACCGTTAAACTTAATATTTGCTCCAATCTGCGCTGTTAATCCCGCTGTATTCAATACTTGAATAACAGGCGCAATCGAACAGAATACTTTTGAATCCGGCCCTAATGTATGAGCATTAGCTGTACTTCCAGTAGTCCAATCCAACCCCTCTAAATATAGACCTCTAATACATCCAGTTGCTGTTTTACCATCTACACTAAGTCCGCCTGCAGGTATCTTGATCTGCTCAACAAACTTAGACACTGAATCCTCTACGCCGATAATCAATGCCTGTGTAGGAACTGCGCCTGTATGGTCTAAGATCGCAGACGTAAATGTAAGCGTAGTTGTGGTTATATCACTTATTGGAGCCGCTAGCCTAACTCTTGGATTTGTCGGTGTACTAAACTGGATAAAGTTAATTTCCGATAATGTAGGAACGGCCGTTGCTGCTGTATAAGCCATATTTTAAGTTTTATTAAGTATTTTGTATTAAGTGTCTTCTGCGGATATTGCCTTTCTGGTTAGTAATTAACTTTAACCATACAAGTATATGCGGGAATTTATCATGCGCCCTAATTCTTACCCTTATTCTCTGATAGTTTCTGATCTTGTTGTCGCCTCCATCAAAGCATTCCAACATATTGCTATCATCATATTGCCCCGCAAATCCTTCTCCATAACCTTGCACCCCATAACCAAATTCTTTTCCCACTGCCCCTTGTACCGTCATATCAAAGTTGAGTTTATTCTCTACAAAGTTCCCCGTTATATCAAAGATGTCAAATTGTACATTTAGGCTTCCTGATGGGCTTAAGAACGCATCCATATATTGACCTATTAACTCTTTCCTAGCCTCCAGTCCACCAGTTTGTAATTCCTGATAATAATCTGTCCATATATCGGCACTATCATCAGTTGAACCTGATAAGCATTCGTATACCTTAGTAGCAAGCGCAGAAATGCCATATATAGTTTGATTATCATTGCAAAATCTGTTAATGTTCCAGCCTGTAATTCTACTAAATGTCTTCTGTCTTATATTATAAGCAATAATATGATTGTTCACACTAGAATCTTTTGCGCAAGTTAACAAAAGTGTATCGTATTTAATTAAATAGATCAGATCTGCATTAGTTAAATCCACATCATCAAAATATTTAGCCCCTAATAATGTTGCGGGGTCAATTTCTTGTGCATTGTAAGCGATATTTGATTGGCCTACGCTCACCATATTCCATAGACCACCTTTGTTTACATAGAATAAACCTGCAGGCGTAACCGCTGTAGCTCTTGCACCTCCCATGTCTATTCTCTGCATAACAAATACATCTTCTTTCTTCAACGTACCCGCTGAATCTGTAGTTGTAATCCTAAAAGCCCATTTGCCATTGTCGCATAAGGCCAAGATACTATCGCCTAAAGAATCTATAGCATTGACTGTACCAGCTTGCCTCCAGCTATTCTTGCCAGGGTCAGCCGCCAAAGTGCCAACTGTCCATGTATTGAAAGGCGGATTACTTCCAGTGTCAATACTTGAGTAACAAACGCTTGAACCTACGCCCAAATATAATCTAGCCCCTATAAGCTTCATGCATTGGCATATAGGCGCGTTAGTTACTTGAGTATATGTCCATGTCAAAACTCCATTTACGTCCGCAGAACCGCCCGCAGTGTCTGTTATAAGTTCATTATCTAAAAAAGTTCCAAGTACATCTTTGAGTGTCAGCGTTCCAGTTGCCCCACCGTCAGCGTCTTGAGCTATGATCGCCGTTGCCCCGCTCGTTCCACCTGTTACCAAAGCTCCAACCGTAAAGTTTGCCGTCTGTGCATCATAAGCTAACGTGCAAGTAATACGCCCCATATACTCTTTCTTGTTGGTTACAAAAGTGTACTCATCCGCTCTTGCACCTTCATAAGTAGAGTTGCTTGTATATGTTTTAATATTTGTTTCTAAACCAGTTTTATTGTTAAAAGCACTAATCTTGTTAGCATAGCCTATAATGTCATAGTCTGTACTAAACTTGAGTAACATTGACCCACCGTTAATCCCCGAATTATCAAATACTTTTCTTAATCCTCCACGTTTCTCAAGCCCCTGATTGATAGTTACTAGATAATTATCAATCTTTAATGCCTTAGAAGCATCAAGCATCTGTGGCAAATCCTTTAAATCCTCGGTCAAGTTAGCAAACACTGTGGTTGCTCCTTGGCTTCTTGAGGCTCTAAGTTGTCTTAAAGGCATGTATGTCATGACCCAGAGTTAAGTGTTGTATTTAAAGTCAATACGTTTGGCCCTTTTCTTAGTTTCTTTAAAAATTCTCCCAATAAGCGTGCAAAGCGCTGGTCGGAATCGACCTCTTTGCCGTCTTCGTCATTCTTCCAGTAAGCAACCATCATGCCTTCTGTTACTAGATCTTTATTTTCACTTGGTACGCAGAATGTATCACTAAATGATGTTATATCGCCCAATACAGGGATAAATCTCAACACTATGTTCGTGCTTGCGTTAATACCTGTAAATACCACATTCGTTCCGTCTAAGTAGTACCCTCTGTCTGTAGACCCAATAGAAGTAGGCGTAAGCCTTTCAGTAGTTACATTCCCTGCTGAATCCTTTACATAGAAACCGCATTTACCCTCTTGTATATCTCTAAATGTAGCTGGCAACGCCTGCGTAGAAGGACTTGTCGCTACAGTATAATAATAATTAGTAATAAACCTCGAAGGGTCTACGCTAAACATCTCTCTATAAAGTAATTGGTTTAGGTCCGTAGCCATGTCATACCAAAGTTCATTTGGTACATCTGAAATATCCTTGAGTCTTCTGCTAAGTCTGTCCTTAACCACCTGTAAAGTTATGCCAGTAATAGGCAATACCGGAGGACTGTCCCAGTAACTTACAACGATAGTAGCCGTAGGCGCCCAGTCTAAAGTTATCTGATTTCCTGCTATGAGTATGCCATCTGTATACTCCATTCCATCCACAACTATATCAACCAACGTACTAATGTTTTGCGCTGTGGTATAAACCTTATTGCTTCCGTCAATTAGTCCACTTGGGACCTCATTCAACCAGTATGACATTGTATATTGTGTTAATTATCTAAACGTATGATAGGAACAACATTATTGACCGCTGTAATTCCAGAAACAGGATTAAAAGACGTGGGCATAGTATCAGCAGTTACTGTTATAGTCCCGCTTGTTACCGGCTCCCCCGAAATCCCGCTATCAAGCGTGCTTAAAGTATCATTCCAGCAATTTATGGTTGCGCTTAACGTACCTACTGGAAGCAGACAAATCCAATAATTGCCAGCTGCAAGTGTTACTGATGGCACGGCTGTTGTTATAGTCATGGCTCCGTTTATGGTAGCCGTGGTCACTTCGAACATTTTTCCGCCGCCGTCTTCTGAATACATGGCTAGCTTGAGTGTGCCTGCTACCGTTGCGCCTGCCGACCTAATGGTTATCTTATTTACAATTATATCAAAGGAAATGTTAATAAGCCCCATTCTCAAGGTCGTATTAGTTACAGCAGTAAAATTAGTTACTCCGCCTGATGCAAATGTTCCACGAGGTACTAGGGTTGTTACTGTGGCTGACCCCACCGGTCCCGCTGGTCCTACTAATCCTTGTGGCCCTGCGTCACCCTGTGGACCTGCCGGCCCTGTTGGTCCTGTTGGTCCTGTTGCGCCTGTTGGTCCTGTTGCGCCTGTTGCGCCTGTATTGCCCTGTGGTCCCGCTGGCCCTGTATCACCAGTATCACCTTTTACGCCCTGAATGCCCTGAATCCCCTGCGGTCCCTGTGGTCCTGTTGCTCCAGTTGGGCCTGCTACTCCCTGCGGCCCTTGTATTCCTGGAGTAAGATCAGTTATTTTTGCTACCTGTACCCCGCCATAACTCAAAGTACCAGTAAAATTAAAGTTTTTACTAGTATCAATCACGTTTGGTTGTATCTTAGTTTGAGTCATTGTTAATTGAAATTAAATTATTTCTTTTTCTTTGCCTGCTTCTGCTTTTGTTCAACTGCATAATAAACAGATTTACCTTTCTTCTTGCCATATTGCTTTACCATTTCGTTCATCATTGACTTATTGATCGGCATTTTAAGCGTTCTTAGAAGCTAAAACTTTTACGATAAATGCGTCTAGTTTTGACGCCAAACTCTTAACATCAATTTTCATCTCTTGTTGTTGGCCTCGAACATCTTGCACCTGCTGGTACAAAACTCCATAGCTCATTGCAGCTCCAGCTAACGATATTACTACCCCAATACTGATAGCTGTTCTAGTGGTTATACTTGCCATAACTGATTTCGGAAGGTTAAAAAATATTAAATAGTATTTCGTAAATCACCTATATTATAAGCTGCGCCGTGAGTCTTTTTATATGGAGACACATAGCTTGTTCGAGATATATGCCAACCAGATACTTTAAATGTCTTGCTAGAATGCCCTACGTATTTAACTATACCAAAATAATATAAAGCACTTGTAGCTACACCAGTGTAAGAAATTCTATATAGATTATTTCCTATTGAAGTAACAGCTGCAGTTGGTTGTGAACTATTACAAAATACCAACTGAAAATCACTCGGCGCACTATTGGTACTTACTATTGGCATACTGTTGTCATCCATTATGACAATTATATCAAAAGTATAAGTATCTACATTGTTAGGTGAAGAAAAATACATATAAACGTACCTTAACGATGTACCAACGCTTACACAATATGGCGTAACAATCTTATCTGGCCAACTAAAAGCATCTACCGTTACATTATGTTTTGAATATATATCACTAAGGGCCTGCGGCTCACTAATTAAGAAAAGATTTTGTGCAGTAGGTACTAAGTTACACAAATTTCCAACATCATAGTTGCTGCCACCTGTTACACAATCAGGGCCAGGATTATTGCCTCTAGTAATTTGTACATTGTATATATATACATCAATTACATTATTGCCCGAGCCGTTACCGATAAACGATATAACATTGCCATTAGCTAAAGTACCTGTAAATGTAAGTCTTTTCCATGCGCCAGTTACTGTTTCGTTAGGGCCTACCGATACACCTGCCGCAGCTAGTGTTAGTCTAGCTGTTTCCGTATCGCCTGCCACGGTTTTTACCCACGCTGACATCGTATATTGCCCGCCAGTTGTAAACGGATAATAGCCAGAATTACGAGCATAGCGCTGTAAACCAGCATTGCCAGACAATCTTGTTACTGTTCCTGTTGTGCCATCAGGTAGCGTAATTCCTGCAACTTGCGTAACTGTTGCCGCTGCATCAGTTGACCAAGACACTGTAGTTAGATCATTGGAATCGCGGAAAAGATTTTGCTGTGTAACTATAGCATTACGCCCCGATACAGCCACTCTTCCGCTTACTGGATTTCTAGCCATTGTAATTTTTGGTTAAAATTAGTTACCAAGAGCTGTTGTACCGTCCCATTCAGTAATGATTGGTGCCCATGATTCTGAATAGTTTTTATGCCAAGCGTAATCTTTATTTGCCAATACTCCATGACCTTGGAATCCAATACTCTTGTTGGTGAAATACACTCCTCTAAGCTTTCCTGCGCGGTGCATGTAAGCCGCACTCAAGCAATACAGATAGATAGGAAACAAATCCCATTTGCCTGAAACAACATTCTTAGCATAATTTGGAGAGCCTGTCGCGAAGTCTACCCAGTAACTACTTGGAAAGTTAGTACAGCCAAGGGAGATCTCGGTTGTGCCATCGGAGGGGCTTATCTTTCTCCAGTAACTAGAGTCGTAATCAGCGTAACCGCTATTATTCGCACCAGCGTTTTCTGTAATACCGTAGTAAAGCAATGCTGGATGAGTATCTGTTGTATCATGATCTTCAGGATTGCCGATATAAGTCGTTCTCATCGTGCTATATGTAACCGTGTCATAATACTTAATCCAGCAGTGGTCATCATCAGCTTTTACTGTATAACGGCCTAGTGCAACGGTCCCTGTAATATCAAGGTCAAGAGTTGTTAATTTTGGATTTGTCCAGTTGCCTGCATCTGTCATATCAGCCACCGCGCCACCTACATTAAATCCACCACTTGGGGCCAATATAATTCTCCATGTAGTTGCCCCTTGGTATTCAAAGCCAACTTGGAATACGCCAGAAGTTGCGTTTGTAGTTTCTAAAAGCACATAATCGCCAACTACAAGTACGCCTTCTTTCCAACCGTTACCAGCAGGAAGAGCAGATAATGAATTGCCCGCTACCGGTGTCTCAAACGCTGCATTGTTAGAAGAATAAGCTCCAATTAAAGTCCAACCTGGACCGGTTACACCACCACAAAACCATTCACCGATAGCAAGTAAAGCGGCTTCTAGTGTTGCATGGTTAGTATTTGGATAAAATTTTGTTGCCATAGTTTTAAGTTGTTAAAAAGGTTTATAAATTAAGGCGTGTATGTTGTTACTTGTCTTGCGTGCCCATCACTAAGCGTAGCAATGCTGTTTGCAGAAAGATCAAGGATTGCGCCGCTGGCAATACGCAACCATGAATTGCCGCTGTTAGTAGCAAGTCCTGGCGTGCCTGTTAGCGCCGCAAGGTCGAGCACTCCTAGAGATATAATTATTGTATCTCCATCGGCGCTTAAGGTGGTTGAATCCACCAATGTATATTCAACTGTTGAAGTTGCAGCATTTTGTACTGTAATCTTAGTTACATCTAAAGTTGAGGCATCAGCATCATTGAGAAGATGCAAGGTAAGTTCAGTAAGCGTAAAATTCAAATCCCAATAATCAAGCGCAAGATCTGGTTTAGCGGCTGGAAGTGTATAATCCATCAAAACCATTTCTTCTACCTGCTGAACTCCGTCAACTGCTGGAAGTGTATAGTCCAATGGAAGACCTGTAACGAGTCCTGTAACCGCTGTAGACGTATTTTCTGCGCCTCCTGGACTGAATGATATTGTTCCTGACATTTATTTAGGAGGTTAAAAATTAAATCCATCTAAAATATACGTTGTGCTAAGAAGCCGTAGCAGCATCGGTAAAACTAGTGTTTGTCGTTGAAATTGCCCAACCAATACCAGTCGCTACCGCATCCCCGCTTAATCCAAAATGAGTGCTATCAAGTACTAAAGCGCCATTGATAGGAATTTCAAAAGAATAGACCGGTACATCTGCACCTGCTGGGGCTGTAGCTTTGGCAAAGATTTGAAAATATCTTAGCGCAGCATTGCGATTAGATACATAAAATCCACCAACATAACCTGCACTTGCTTTAACATTCTTCTTTGTTACAGCGCCTAAATTCTTGTCAATAGACCAAGTTGTTACACCTGGGCGAGCTGACGTCCATGCAACCTGATTTGTGTTATCTTCGTATTTAGGGGCTTGCTGTTCAACAACTTTAGTATTACCATTAACGTCAATTTGGATTGTGTTTGTAGCACCATCTACCACTGTAGGAGGTACTAGGTTGTACTGGCCCATTGAAGTAGATGAACCGCCACCACCTGCACCAGCGATTGCGTTACCTTCTTCTGGCGCTGTCTTACCAAGTTGTACCGATACAGCTACATTTGCTCCACCTGTACGAATTAATCGTAAATCTGATAGATCAACACCTGCTAGGGAGTAGGTGCCACCCTGTGTTAGTAATGTACCTTGTGTAGCAGTTGGGTCTGTAGCTATTGCCAAGCGGACATTACCGTCTTCTGGCTGGATTATCACCGCATTAGCGCCTTTGGCTTGATAATAAGCAAGGCTATTATTCAGCGTTCCCGCTGTGTTCATTAACGCAAATAACGTAGTCGCTGTATTAGTAACCGTAACTTTAGAGCTGGCTATGTTTTGCGGCTGTATATAGATCATAGAAGTTTTTTATAATTGTTTAAATTCTTAGACCTGCCTGCTTAGAGGCAAGCAGAAGAAAAATTTAACGTAATGGGTCTGTAGGTGTAATTGTTCCACTTGGTGTATATAACACCTGTGAAGGTGATACCCCACCAACATACAAAGAAGTCCAACCATCAGATGTAAGTGTTTCAACTTTTGTTGAAGCTGATTGACTGAAAGCATTAGCTGTTAACCAAGGTGTAGGCCCTGTTCCCGAAGCTACGGGAGCTAATTGGTTGAGGCGTGTTCCATCGTTTGCCATAGCATATAAGACAAAAGATGCTGCCGGTGATAATGTCCACAAGTCCACCTGCGCCAAAGCCGGCGTAAATGTAAATGTTGATAAATCTGGATTTGTACCTGTTACTACATTGGTAGTATCAAAGTTGTCCGAAGATAAACTTAAAATAAACCAAGGAGTAGGCCCAGGCTCACCCTCTGCTACTGTTCCTGTTGCCCCACTTGTAGCTTGCAATAACGTCGCTCCAACTACTGGTGTACCAGTAATAGTACCAGCATATAGTTTTTTAACTTTTGTTGTTGTTGTTTGAGGCGTTACATTTAAGACAGGTGTAACGTCAGCTTCCACACCTGAAAAGGGGAATTCAGTCCCAACATGAAATGCTTTTACTGCTCCCCCCTGAATAGCAGTAACACCCTGATCTGAAATATGTACATCACCTGTTACTGATCGCGCTACCAATGTTCCACCCTCTGAACCTACTGGAATTTGCGCCACTGTTACAGCTTCAAGTTTGCTTAAAGCTATACCCGCTGTAGAGCTTACATCAGCATTTGTAAGTGATTCGTCTGTTACTTGTGTTGAACCAATTACGCTTTCGCCCAATGTTCCATCGGCAATAATGTTTTGGCCTGCGGCATTACTTACCACAGCGCCATCTACTAACGATATGTTGGCCACCTGACCAAGATCAAAACCATGTTGTGGCATATATTAATTAATTTAAAGAGTAAGAGGGGTGTTTTTATGCACCCCTCTGTAAATTTCTTACTAAGCGTTACATGTAACTTTTACCAAAGATCTCTTTCGGCGATTCCAAACTCCACCACCAAATAGTGTAGTCATAATCATATCTTTAGCGTGTGTTACTTTACCTGTACCAGCGTTTGCAGCTAGTTCTTCAAAGTAAGGAGCCTGTAACATTGTTAAGTCAATTGCACCTGCAACTCCAAGTAACATTACTGTTGTTTCTGTACCGAATGCGTTAGCACCAGCTACAGTGATAGAACCAGCAATGCGACCATATTTTGTAATTGTAGCTACGTTGGTGTTCCATGCACCACAAGTTAACTGTGAGTTCTGCATGTAGATTCTGTCTTCTGCTGCTGGCTCAATATAGTTAGAAGCACCAGGAGTACCTGTACCATTGATAGCTTCTCTAACTGATGTTTGAGTAGCACCAGCTGAACCACCAATTGAGATTTCACCTGGATTTGCCGCTGTACCGTTAGCCACGAAAGTCCAAGTGTAACCACCAACCACTAGAGTATGTCCAGCAGATGGATTAGTTGATAGCGTCAAAGCTACGGAGTAAGGTAGGTTGTTAGATACTAATACCTTGAAACCTACTGATTCTTTACCGCTGAAACCATTAGCACCTTTTACCAGGGCGTCATCAGCTTTTGTGAAACCTAAAGAAGCGTCCATCGCAGGAAGCAATGCAGCCCTTAAAGGATCCATAAGTGCATATTGCATACCAGGCATAGCTAATTGTTCTTCCAAGTAAGCTGAACCGTTAGCAAGTACGCCAAGCATAGTATTTGATGCAAGTGTACCACCAGCAATAGTTCCAAAAGCGTTTGTTACACCTTTGTTGATAGTATATTGGTCTACGTTACGAGCTAATTGTTGACCCATTTCTGTTTCTACATCAGCAACCCAACTAGGATTCTGGATTTGTAGATTCTGGATTTTATCATATCCCATTACAGCTGATTTAGCTTGGTCAATAGTATATGAATCCTGTGTTAAGGTCATATCAGTTCTTGAATTGCCTGACTGATAGCCATAGTCTTGTACCTTTACGGAGTTACCATAAGGGAAACGAATTGTTTGTGCAGGTGCAACATTGCCAAATTCTGCTTTAGCGATTACATCTGATACCATTTTGTAGCGCAAATAAGCCTGTGTGCGGTTAGGGCTCACAATCTTATATGCAGCTGATACTGTGTTAGACATTTTTGAAAAGAGTTAAAGATATATAAATCCTTTAACTCTCATAACTTAAACGTAACTCTATCGAGGTCTATTAGCTAAAAACTCAGCTAATTCACTTCGACTCATCGTGTTCGGGTCTTCTGTACCTGTAAACTTAGGTTTACTTGTAGCAGGAGTCGAACCTGATTTGATCTTGGGCATTTCTGCCCTTTCGCCTATTACTACACCAGCATATTTGATAGCTTTCTTTAAAGCCACATCTGCATCAAATTTACCTGTTGCCATAAGTTCTTTAAACTCGGCGTTCAGGTCTTTGACTTGATTAGGCTCTAAATCTGTAGATTTAAGCTTTTCCTTTAGTGCTTCAAAACGAACAATAGACATAATTTCAGCCGAGCTTGGTTTTGCCTGCTTAACCTCTTCTTTTTTACCCAATAATTTTTCAATCATTGGGACAAGGTACTGATGATTTTTAGGAATATCATCATAAGTGGCTTTACCTGAAACAATCTTGCCGGCCCATGATTTAGCATGAGCTTCTGCAGCTTGTTCCCGCTTCTGCGCCTTATCTTCGCTTGAAACCTCTTCAGGTTCAAGATCGAGTTCCGTGCCTACTTCGTCTGACTGATCATCAGATCGTTCAGCATCGTCTACGCTACTGTCATTAGTGATTACGTCTTCCAGATCAAGGGATAGATCGGTATCACCATGCTTGTCGTCGTTGGACATATTTTATGAGATTTAAAAGTACATGATGTTAATAAACATCAAGAGATAGCTACTTGGTCTGTTTAGCTGCCTCTTGTTGCCTATTAGCTTCTTGCTCCAGTACACACTGCGCCAAAAACGCTATAAATCCACTTACGCCTTCTTTGTAAGCGGCAATTTCTAGGGCGCTTTTGTTTTGTGTCAAGCAGTAGTCCATTATTAGGTTAGCCTGAATAAGATTAAGTAAATCTGTATTCTGTAACCCCAGCACGCTGGCTCTGGTTACGTTTGCTTTGCTTCCTAAAGCCCTTTCACAAGGTGGAGCTTTAGTAAGGACTTGCTTGTTGAGTACTACTGTTGCCGTGTTTTCAAGTAACGTTTCATTCATCAGTATATATTTTAGAGCTTAGTTAGTTGCTATGCAAACAGAAATTATATTTGAGATACTCCCGCTGCCATCATCTGTGATGGATTAGGTGGCATCGCTGTCCCGCTTGGCATATTAGGCATCTGTTTCCCCATTGCTGCCAACATACCAGCCATATCGGGCTGTCCTCCCTGTGCCCCCATCGCTGCCTGTTTAGCCTCTAACGCCTGACGTTTGACAGGTGAAATATCAACTCCACTTGCTAACGCTAACTTGCGGGCCATTTCTACATATTCAGGGGAACCGGGCTGTAAGGTAGGTAATAGTTTAGTATATAAAGCTATTGTCATATTCTCATTAACCTTAGCACCAGATTCATCGTCTACATCAACCCTCCATGCTCTTTCAAGTAATTTCAACTTCAACCAACCTAACGAATAAGGCACGCCTTTAGTTGAATGCGGTCCTGAAGGCAGTTCTACCTGTGAATCAAGTATTAACGGCGTCTTATCGTCGTTCTTGATTAGTTTCTTGTACATATCAATCGCCACAGTGATTTCAAACTCTACCGTCGGCGCGTTATACTTCATAATTGACTTAGGAAGTGTTAGCGCATTAGAAGCATTGTACTCAACCTGTGTGGCCGTAATACCCATCTGAATAGGCTCGTCCATGTAAACACCGCACTTGCGTAACTCATTATCGTACATCTCAAGCAACATCTTTGCACCGTTCAGGTCACCACCGTTCAACAACGGCTGTGCAGACGAAATCGCACCTGTCTGCCCAGGAGTAAAAGTAATTGGTACATATGCTGGCTTACCTGCTGCTCTAACCTGATTAGCAGTTTCAATTAAGTTAACAAAAGTCTCTTCTTGCCCTTGTGGGATATTAACCAAAGTATGCGGGTGTGTATTCTCTTCTACATGCCCAATAATCTGATTGAACGTCCTACGGTATCCAACGCAAAGATCGTAGATATAAGCAACTAAACCTACATTATAAATACCTTCTTCCGATGGCATACACATATGATTACCCACCGGCAAATAAGCCTCTTCCTTATCTTCAATGTTCTTGAATACATACGGATATTCCTTGTCATCCTTAGCCTCCAGGATACTTAATTCCGCACCTGCTATAAGCCTATAAGTACGCTTAGAGGAATCAAAAATGTATGCCCATTCAATCTCTTGCTGTTCCTCCGTGCCGGCACCTACTTGCTTAAACTTCTGCGCATTGGTTTGATCTAAATCTTTGTAAGTGAAATTTCTAGGAATTAAGCCACAAGGCACATCGTCATACTGCGGGAACTTCTCTTCAAACTCACGCTTAGTGCCTTTGAACAATACAACAAGTTGAGTAACATTCTTGTTGCCATCCCTGAACGAAGTGGCATTGGTATTCATCCAAATGTTATTTGAGTCGATTATCTCAAATCCAACGGGAAACGCAGATTTCGTGTCATCTCGTGGCACAATCAAACGATACTTATCGCCGTAGTTGAGTATGCCATCGATAATGCCGCCTTTGCCTGTATAAGTTGAATCATACCCCCCACGGTGTAATGCCTCCTTAAGGGCCATTGTAACGAGAATTTCTTCCTCTTCCGTTGAGCCATCGCCTTGCAATTTCCATTTTAAAGGCTGTATACGTTCTTTTGTCTTAGCCACACACTGTTTAGCTTTCTTGGCACCTATGTACCTCGGTGCAGTCGGCTCACCTACAACTGATGCCTCTTTCAATATTTCGTTGATCTCTTGATTCTGTGAATCTCTAGCAGATTTATCAACATTGTTCATACTGATTAAAAGCAAACCTGCTTTTACGGCGTCATCGTCCCAACCAGTAGGATAATTGCCATAATCAGACTCGTTCTTATCATCTTTCTTTTCTTCTTTTTTATCGTCTAGCATGTATTTATTCGGCATCTTTTTTAATAATTATATTGTTTTTTAACGCATCATCTAAAACTGAAATGGAGTGCTTAGCACATCCTAAAAATTGTTTATCTGTTACGACGGGCACAGTGAAGCCACAAGCCACAACTTTGCCTCCCTTAATGAAGTGCACTTCAAGGTCGCCAACACCATCTACCATAGTTTTTAATTTAAAAAATTATGTTGATTAAATTGTACCTTGTTGCTATTAGACAATGCAAACCTAAAATGACTTCAAGCCACTTCCTCTCTGCGTAGGCTTATACCTATCCCATGGATTCTGACGGTTAGCATAACTTAAAGGCTGCTGTTGACCTTGTAACCGCTCCAAGTAACCTTCCATAGCATTTGCCGCTGCCTGCTTCTGGCCATTATTCTCTTGCAGTCCAACCGCCATGTAACGGAAAGAATCAGCATAGTGCGAGGTAAAGTCGTGAAGCGGGCCTCTACTAATCTTCAACCGTTCATCAAAGTTTTCGCGGTAAGCTCGTAGATTCTTTAGACCCTCTGCGCACTTCTCTTGATCGAACCAGCAACGCCCTATGAATGATCTGGCATGATCTATTCCGTCCTTAATTGGAATATTGGGGCAAATAACCGTTTCGAAATTTAAACCCCTTAAAACCTCTTCTATTGATTTTCCAGTACCTAGTGATTTGGCTCTGGCATCGTGAGGGAGTATTAGCTTAGCGTAGATATATGGTTTTTGCCTTAGTAACTGCGCATAATGGTCGATAGGTTGGCCGTTAGATTCATAAGCGTCAATGACGTGTATCTCTTGGCCTACCTTTTGGACAAACCATAATGCCGTTGAGTCCGATATACCAAGATCGAAAGATACATATACCGGAGCGTGTGAATCATATGGGACGCCAGTAATTCTATTCTCTGCTATCGCTGTGCTGATCTGCTTAGAGTAATAAGCGCCTTGTGTTGTTACTCTATAACCTCCACGCCAGACATGCTCATATTTTTCAATATCATTAACCTTGTCAAACTCCATCTCTTTTCGTAGCACCTCTGGAAAGAAAGGATTAACATCATACGATACTTGCCGAACCAATGTATTTGGTGGTGGCACTTTACCCCTAAACATCATGTCTACCGCATCTAGTTCGTTTGCAGGATTCCATGTGAACCAGATCTCTGAATCTTCCTTACGAATAGTTGGGACTAGAACATTTAATGAGTTCTGGCTAAGGGTATCGGCCTCCTCTATCCACGCAATATCTATACCTTCCATAGATTTAATGCTCTGTATGTTTGTTTTTAATCCAGCAAAAATAAAGAGCGAACCGTTACGGCCTCGCACTTCTGTTTCGGTAGATTTATAGAAATTCTCTAATCCACACTCTTTGATTTTATCATCAATAAGCCTTTTCACGGAGTCCTTGATAGAGTTTTGTATTTCACGTCCGCAAAGTATGCGAAGCGGTTTAGCCGCTGCCTTCAACACTAGAGCAGTGGCAACTGAATGACTCTTTGCGCTGCCTCTTCCGCCGTAGATAGCTTTATAGCGGCTCGGTTGGAAGAGGAACTGGAACGCTGTTGGGAGTGTTACTTCCATCTTGGAATTTAATCGTAATAGATTGTTCGATTGGCCCACCACCTTGGCCTGTTAATTCAGTTTCAGTTTTATCACTCCATCCAAAATTCTTTAATGCAAAAATATCACCACTGCGACCCTTTCTTCGCAGATCTAACTCATAAGCAGCGTGCACCATATCCTTACCTTTTTTTATTGCGCCAAAAAACTCTGGTCGTTCTTGATAGTTCAACAAAGTTTCACGACTGGTGTTTAGGGCTAGAGCAAGCCCTGTGATCGTCCATTCCTCTTGTGGAGTCTTGTCAAAATAACTCTTCATTGCTTTTTCCAGAGCCTCAACGGACTCAAACAGTAAAGGTCTTCCTCCAGGGTGGGCCATAATTTTGAATGATTAAGTTTTCTGTTAAACAAGTATACACCGTGTTTCTTAACATTAGCAAGAGCACCGTAACCAACAACACCGATGCATTTAGGCCTTTGCCACCAAGCTGCTTTTAAATGCAGCCACATACGTTGAACGCAGTACAAAATCTTAAAGTGGAGAGGTATTTGAATATGTTTTTTTTCAAATTTATGCAACCACTGATAATGCCGTTGCCAGCCGCCATAGTAGACTTTAAGCTCTTGTTTCCATGGCATCCCTGGTTGTTCTTTGTGGAATTTGACCATGATAAACATAGCCCGCAATAAGGCCCAATATTTTTTAGCTACCTTCGCAAAGAAAGTGTAAAACACCTGCGTGGGGGCAAGCACTAAATGAATACATAATATCTTTACCATTTGCCATAAAATACCCACAGGCAACGGTTTACAAGGGCAGCGATAATATATTCTATTCATCTGCATATATCTTTGCCATCGAATAATCCAATTGTGTATGCTTCTTTCATACTTTCGCCTAAGTGATCCAACATAACTTCCATCATCTGACTACCCTCACTGTCAGCTCTAAACACTTGATCAACCTTCTCAATCAACTCATCACCTTGCACAAGTATGAGCTGCTGAATGGTATTCATTTTTTGATTAATCGTAGTGTGCATACTATGTAAAGTATTTTATGTATTTTTAGTGCTTATTAGGTCAGTCGAGTTTTAGCGAAGCGTTAAAAAACTCGCCTGACACAAAATAAGTAAAATAAGTTACATATTCGTCAATTTTCAAACAATCGTTAGTAGCTCAATGGTCATATACTTGTTATCATATATAGTTACTAATAGTGGCCACTTGCGGAACGTGCGGGCCACTAAAGGGCCCTAAAGTACGCGTGTGGCCATACACATATACATATAACACTCATATATCTCTATACTTAGATTACCATTATACTACAATAAATGTCAATAGATACGTCAATAGAATATCAAGAAGCTTAATGATTGTTTAATTTTTTACAACATTTTACGTATTACGTAAAGTTTAAGAATTTGACGAATTGGCTAGACCAGTAGAAAATAAAGAAAAGAAAATCAGTTCTGCTTAAATTGAGTGTTCACTTAAATGGGGCCGGTGCAGAATTGAACACTCTTGCCGGCCTCGTTTATTTTTTAACTCGTTATTTTATGGAAACAGTTGAAGACTTATATATTGAGTATTTATCTCAAAAAGAATTATTAAGATCAACTAAAGCGCGTTGCTTAGAATTACAAGATAAAATTGCCTCTTTAGTTGGTAATGAGAAAGTACAAATTAAAAATAGTATATTTAATTTATCTTTAAAAGTTGTTCCTCGTCCTGTTTGGAGAATTAGGGATTTGTTTTCCAATGAACAAATAGGTGAACTTATTAAAAATCCTAAATATCAAAAAATTACTTACAACTCTCTTAATATAAAAAAAGATATTATTGATAAAGTTTTAGTTCCAGAATTTGAACAAAAATTTAAATTCAATTTAATTGTAGACACACTTCAATCACCTAACTTAACCAATAATGCTTAAACAACTTTCATCAGAACATCTAAATCAACTCTCTGTTCAAGCCTTTAATACGCCCAAACTATTCACTTGGGCATTAGGGCAGCGCGGTAACGAGTTGTCGTCATACCCTGTTGATGAGGTAATGCCTCTCTTGGAGCGCGGCAGACTGGCTGTAATCGCTGGGGCCGAGGGGAGTGGCAAAACAACTTGGTCTATCGAAATGGCCCGTCAAAACGCAATTAAAGGAGCTACAGACGGTTATACAGTTGGCTACTTGTCTTTAGAGGTTGACCCACTGAGAATTGCCTCTCGTTATGCTGAACGATGTATTTGTTTGGAAAAGAAAGATAAAATGTATGGATTCTCTGAGCCATTATTAAGTGAGAAAAAAGAAATTTATACTAAAGCACTACATGAGTTTGCGTCTGCCGGTATCTATATGGTTCCATCTGTGGAGCAACCACACACTTTAGACTATATACAGTCTATTTGTTCGGATCCCGCTGGGCCGTCATTATTGCTGATTGATAATCTAGCTGAAATTACTTGTGGAGATAAGCCTATGGCAGAGTACGACCGCTATGATCTGGTTATCCGTTCACTGCTTGATCTTTGCCGCAATACTGATACTTCAATAGTCTTGCTTCACCATCTAGCTAAACCCAAAAATGGTGAAAAACAAAACATTAATTCAATTAAAGGTAACAATATAGTTATTACTAAAGCCGATATAGTAATTAGTATTGATAAGTATAAAATGCCTAATCCTAATTGGGCGTGCAGCGGAGTGGATAAGAACGATAAACTTGTTACAGATAGAGTTAGAGCAGCATTCATGGGCTATGCACCTAAAATCGAGGTTAGAAGTGTCGAGGTACACAAAGATCGCGACTGGGATGACCGCGGCGTTAAAGGGTATCTAAACCTCAAGGATGGCATTATACAATGCGCATCAAAGATGGAGCTTATGGAGGCGTGCCCGCTATCTTTAACAGACCGTAAACGCTACGAAGCAGCTTTGGCGGACTATCACTTAATTAACCCAAATGATGCAGAGATTAACTTATGATTCATTTTTTCGTACATATTTTCCGGACTCGGCTATAGTTGTAGCTAAATTTGACGGCGGCGTAGCGGATATAGCCTTGGAATGCAAATTAGAAGCTAAACATTTAAAGCAACCATTAACTAAGATTGATTTATCAGAATTGAGACAAGTTAATGAAGCTGGTTATAGTGTTTATTTTACACCTAATGCTGTTGAGGAAGATCGTGGCAATGGCGCAACACACACTTTAGACAACTTTTGGTATGTGAATGCTTGTTATGTAGATATTGACATTCAAGACACTAAAGAATGCATGTTTGATGAAGACTTTGCGAGACGTGCAGAAAAGAAAGCTGAAATTGCTGGCGTATTGTGGGCTGCCGAAGTGCCACCGTCGTTAGTGGTGGAGACTAGAAATGGCATGCAGTGCTATTGGTTTACTTCTTGCACTTTAGAACAATTTAAAAAAATACAAAAAGGTATATTTGAAAAATATAAATCCATAGGAGCGGACGCAGCGGCATTAAAGGAAGTTCAATTAATGCGGCTGCCTTCGATGTGGCATAACAAAGAAAAGATTAGATGTGAATTAAGGCCGGAACTTTGTACTTACAATGAAGATGGAAGTTTTAAATATTATAATTCTGATTTTTTAGAAAA